ACGAGTGCCATAATGACCGCGTAAACGCAAAGTGCTACCGTGGTGTAAAGTTGTGCCGATGCCATGTGTTTTTTTACCTCCTTTTTTAGAACTGCGGAGGAAAACCGTAAAGACGTAAAAAAACACGCCCTCCGCATTCTTTCTTTGAATACAGAGGACGGAAAATATCCGTGGTACCACCTCAGTTTACCGCTTTCTCACGATCACGGCCTTTGCGAGTGTCTATCAACACCCTGTTCTGTCACGGGAACACCCGTTGCGTCCTACTGAGAGCCTTGCTCCGTTCAGCGCACTGCTTGCAGGATGTATTCGGTCTGATCTTCCCCATTGCCTCGCACCGACCGGCAACTCTCTGAAGGTTAGTCTCAAACGTACTTGTTCCTGTTCAAACGCATTTTGTGATGTTATTTTACCACTTCACCGCGATAAAGTCAAGGGGTTTTTAGAATATTTTTGATTTTTGTATTGTTTTGACATATTACGCATATGTATTCTGCATATTATGTAACATTATAACAACGCTGCAGATAAGTAAAGCAAAAAAATGAGCCACATACACCAAAGATGCACATGGCCCGTTAATTCAAATTATGTTATTCTTACTACAATCTCACGCTCAGTTATCCATCGGCTTCATGGTCGGGATTGGTTGGGGTGAAGTTTGTCCCCCTCTGTCATGCTCTGTCTATTGGACTTTCAGCCAATTTTTGAAAATTTTGTCTCTGTCTAATGCTGTCATGCTCTGTCTTGTTCGGGGCAAATGGGGTAAAATGTGGGGTAGAATTTGCATAGGAGCACTTACCGCCGAAAATGCCCTCTCATATTTATTATAAACTAAATTTCATGGTCTGTCAATCATATTCCATAACATTTCTCAATGCTCTGTAGGAAGTAATTGCATGAGTGTATCCAGCGAATCATATCCAAAGTAAATTGACCGTACTGTATTTCCTCCCTCTCCGCGATAATACAAAGTGATGTATCGAGTATCCCTGATTTCCGGTAATTTCAAATCAGGGGTAGTTTTTATTTCTCCGAACCCGATTCCATTAACCGATACACCGATATAAGAAGTTTCTCCGGAAATAACCATTTTCTCTGAAAAGATAACTTCTCCGTTCGCTTGTATGCACACAATATCACATATCGGAATCGAGATATGGATTACTTCACTCTCAATCTTCTCGTTACTATTGTATTGTTCTGGATTACTCACAGCCCTACTTTCTACTGAGCTGATCGGCTCAAGAATATATAAAATATCGCCTGCAATCCAACAGTCGCACATATCCGCCCATCGAAACCATTCGTCCGACAAGGTTAATTGAGCATTCGCTATCTCAGCGTCGGTTTTGAAGCGCAGAAGATCGACGGATGATGTTTCCTCTGGTTTTTGCCATTCAGAAGATTTACTGTTATAGAAATTGTATAAATGTTCCTTTACAGTCTCATTGTATCTCTCAACTTGGTTTTCATATTCCTCAGTTTTCCGCTGGTCATATTCATCCCATATTTTCTGAGCTTCTTTATTAGTGTGCTTTTCTCCCAAATAATGTATGAGAAAATACACTACAAAAACTAATATCGTAGTAAAAACAAGCGCCATTATAGTTGTTCCCATAATACTACCTCCCCGGCGCACTTAGTTTAGATAAAATCCATCCATTATTTATTATACCACAAATTTCGTCAAAATTCAACCTTTGGTAACGCAAATGTTCCCGCCTGTATCATTATACGTCGTATAATATATAGAAAGGGGATTTTTGTCATATGATATATTTTTCCGTCCGGCTGCGGGAACTACGAGAAGCTAAACACCTGACGCAAGATCAACTTGCCGTGCGCGTCGGAGTCACCAGAAGCGCGATATCGGCATACGAATCCGACTTAAAGTTTCCACAGCCCAAAACAATTATCAGTTTAGCAGCCGTCCTGGGGACTACTACTGATTATCTGTTATGCGTGGACGCTAAACGCATGATCGATATTTCAATGCTGACCGAACGTGAAGCTGCCGCCGTTTATGAGATGGTGGCACTTTTTGCGGAAAATAAAAACAAGGAATCAAAACACATGGAGGTTGTATAGATGAAGAAAATCATGTCACTGCTGGTGGCGCTATGTGTGTTTACGGGGACAATCTTACCCGCTTACGCTGTAAAACCAGCGGAATCCGAACCATCACAATCAGAAACACAGGAAAACTCTATACCCGTAGTCGCTACGTATGAGGAATTTGTCGCCGCTGTTGAAGCGGCTGGCAATGGTGATACAATCGCCCTCTCGCAGACGATTTACATAGATGGGCAGAGTTTGACCACAGAAAAGGAAATTACTATCGTCCGTGCAGATAGTTTTTCATCCGGTAGTATGCTTTCAATTAAAGGAAGCACTATTATTGGTTTTAACTTCAATGACACAGTAACTCTTGCAAAGACAATAATTGTTAACAACTCTGACGCGGGATCCACATTATTTCAAAATTGCTCATTTGATGGAGACAAGGCAAGTACAGCTATAAGCGTTTATGGAATTGGCTCAATAACTACTATAGAATTTATTGATTGCACATTTACCAATTGTAGCCCAACTGCACTTAATGCGTCCCCCAATACAGATATCACATTGAAGGGTTGCAATATAAATAACACTTTTTCTACAAGCGCACGTGGAGCTATACAATCCTCTGGCGCATTAACTCTTGAAGATTGTACTATCACGCAAAACACCTCATGGGCAAACGCCGGAGTAATGAGTGACGGTACACTAACAATAACCAACTGCCAAATTAAAGATAATACCATACTTTCCACCGAAAAAGGAGTAGCCGTTGATATCTTCTGTAATGGCACACTCAATATAACCGATGCTGCCCACGATGGAGCAGGATATTACGACATAACCAACGGTACAAAGCTGGAGTTACCATATGCCGCAGAAAGCACAACAGCCAAGCTCATATATCTAAGCGACGACAAAGCAGCCGATTATTTTGCACCTGCATCCCCACCCGAAGACGAAACTAATTCTCCAAATGATGATTCTGAAAATGTCCCCTCTCCCGATGATACCGAAGATGATTCTCAGAATCCCCCAGAAACAGATGATTCTTTGACTCCACCTGTTCCCAACGAACCGACACCACCTGAAAGCAACGATAAGGACAATAACAACAGCTTTACCATCAATCCATATCTGTTGTATCTGCTATTCCTCAGAAACCAGCAATCAAAAGCAGAACCCGAACCTCCGGCACTTGATCCCGAACCTGAACCAATAATCGAACCCTCTCCCGCTCTCATATGCGGTAATGCGGTCATTGATACATCCCGTTCCGTTATTCTGGAAGGCTACGGCGACGGACAATTACATCTTGAGGACACTTTGACACGGGCGCAAATGGCTACAATACTGTATCGCTTACTTGATGCTGACAGTATATCACAATTTGAGAGGGATAGAATAATATTTGACGATGTATCTCCGGACGCATGGTATCATAACTATGTAACCACTATTGCAAGTGCGGGTATAGTCAATGGCACTGGAAATAATTGTTACTCACCCGATGCACCTTTGACATGGGGACATATCCTTACTGTAATGACACGATTTGTTTCGGTAGAAGAATATGATCTGCAGCACATCCAGTATGACGGCTGGGCATTACCAGCAATACAAACCGCTGTTGCATTAGGCTGGATTGACGATACCGCCGACCTTGATCCCGATTATCCAATTACGCGCGGCGAGTTTGTTGAGTTTGTGAATGGCATTCTGAAAAGATACAGATAATCAGTGTTTTTTCATGTAGATTTCGTTTGTTCGTGTTTAGGGGAACAGATAGCTTACCGAACTCGAAAAAGCGTTTATTTAGGCGTCAAATTACTGGATTCCAGTAATTTTCAAGCGTCCAGAGGCGTGGACGGGGGTACTATGGTCTTTTTGGAGAATTGAACTTTTCCAAACAATATTAACGCCCCTCTCTCTCTCAATAACAGAATTTTTGAAATATCCAGAGGTTGACAAGGGGGTACTACGGTCAAAAATAGAAATAGCACCGTTGACGCATTGTCTCCGGTGCCTTTCTCGTTATGCCATTGCCTGCATGATCTGTTCCGCTGTGTATCCGCTTCTCATCAGCTCGGACATTTCGCGCATCACTTCTCTGTATGCGGGATTCATTCCGATACCGCCTCGCATCAAGCATTTTTTGCAATACTGCCGATACTGTCTCATGAAACTATCCGCAAACTGTCTGTTCAAGCCGTCCGCGCCGCCGGTGAGATAATCGGTCAGCAAATCGGTGATCTCCCATGCCTCCGCCTGAATCTGAATCCGTTTTGATATCATCATGCCGTCAGGCGTTGTAACATCAATCATTAGAACCGCGAGAGGGTTGTTTGTGCTGGGCATAAGCTGCACATATACTTTGATATCGCACTGACCAAAGAGCTTGTCAAAGTGTTCTGCGTTCAGTACATCAAGCGCGGCAACCAATGCGTTATAGGCTTCATACATCATGTCGCTGGTCATTTCTCCGATATACGGTAATACAATCCGCGTGTCATTGACACTGGTCATCATGAGGTTTTCTGCGCTAAGGTTGAAGTTATCTACACCGTTTCTTATTTTCATTTGATTTTTCCTCCAAATTATTGAAATTGGGGGCGATATGTGGTATAATTATTATATCGCCCCTTGTGGGTGATCGGGGCTGCTTACCTATTGCTTTTCCAGGGCTGTTAGGTATGCGGCCTTTGTCATGCTAACACGAATCGTCTTGACGCGCTCTCGGTGCAATACTGATCGTACAGTTCCGCGTGAGTGCGCTTGAATGCCGCGCTATCAAAGCGGCGGGACTTGACAAGCTTCCAGGTCACTTTCCAATCGTTTCCGGCGAGTTCGTCAACCTCTTTCGCGCTCATCTCTGCCTTGATGCTGTCGGTGATTGCTTCAATCTCGGCGTTGAGTTCGTCCGCCATGCGGCGCAGCTCCCGCAGTTCCTTGATTTTGCCGTTCATTTCTGTGTTGCTCATTGTTTGAGCCTCCCTTAATATGATTTTTTGTTTGGTACTCTCTGTACCTTACATATATATTATACACCATTCTCAAGTGTATGTCAATAGGTAAAGTACACAAATCTCAAGTGTATATTTTGTGTATATTGTACACTTGACTAAAGTGTATATTTATGGTATAATATAGGTATCATAGGAGGTGTGCGCGATGGCAATTCAATATAAAATAGATATCATTGCACAGTTAAAAAAATCTGGTTACTCAACTTATCGCCTGAGAAAAGAAAAACTTATCGGTGAAGCCACCTTAACAAAAATAAGAAATAATGAGCTGGTTTCCTGGGAAAACATCAATACAATTTGTAAGCTGGCTGAATGCCAACCCGGAGACTTGCTTGAATACGTTCCCGATCAAGAAGAAATAAATCAAGAATAGGAGACAAATAAAATGTTCAATCCCCAGACATATGCAATCCGCATAGAATACATTCTGAACAAACACAGTTACGCAGTTTCTCACGATGCAGATTTAATCAGAAAAAATCCTTTAGAATTCATGGATGCCGTACTCAAACGATATGAAAGTGTATCACCCGAACGAGAAGAACGAGCAGCGGATTTTTGGGATAAATACGATAGTTATGAAGGAATGTCCTTAGATCAGTTCGGAGAAGAAACCGCCGCACAATTCGTTGAAGATATAAAAGCTCTGTTTGAGTAAGTAAAAAAAGCGGGTACGAAAGTTCCCGCTTATCTCCGGCCGAATATGTAAAGAAAATCAGATGATAAACTTTACAAATGAAATCACATCCAAAACAGCTTAAAACGGCTGAAAAATCAGCATATTTCATTTACAATGATTTATTTTACAAGAGAGGATTAAGCCATGATTTACGGCTATTGCAGATGCTCAACCAATGAAACACGGCAAGACATCAACCGTCAGCGCAGAGAACTAAAAAAGTTAGGTGCAACCGATGAGCATATTTATTTTGAATATGAATCCGGCACAAAGATCAACCGTCCCGAATTGCAGAAACTTTTGGAGATCGTGAAAAGCGGCGATGTGATTGTAACTACGGAAGTATCTCGAATTACCAGAAGTACAAAACAGCTTTGTGATATCATAGATTTATGCAAAGAACGACACTTAAAACTTGTCATACAAAATAGTGTAACCATCGACTGCAGTAACGGCGAGATAGACCCGATGACAGAAGCATTTCTGCAAATGGCTGGTGTTTTTGCGCAGCTCGAAAGAAATATGACTGTTTGCCGCATAAAAAGTGGTCTAAGAAACGCACGAGCCAAAGGCGTTAGACTTGGACGCCCTCACCTAACACCGGATCAGCTTCCCCGTAAAGTGGTCGAGCAGTACGATAACTGGAAAAATGGAATCCTAACAAAGACTGATTATGCAAAAATATGCGATATCAGCCGTCCCACGCTGGATAAATACATTGCTATACTAAACGACAGATAGAAAATTATCTATGAGGTTCATTTTCCTATCTCTCTGCGGTTAGAAAAGATGAGTGTATCCGGTTTACGTTCGGTCTGGAATCACTATTCCAATAAGGCAATGAAACACTACATTTATTCCTACCCAATAAAAGGGATGTATCTGCACTTCCGACTTGTTCAACGGCGTTTTCTGTATGCTCCACACATGATTTTGCCTACCCAAATTAAGAAAAATGAGAGGGACAAAATCCCTCTCGCCAAAAAAACAACCGCCACAGCTCCAAGCCATAGCGGTCAATCGTGATTCAATTCAATCAAGCGTTCCATCAAGTCAATAATACGTTGTATATCTTCTTTCGGCAGCTTCTTGACAAGATCGGTGATTTTATGGATGGTCTGCGGATCGTCCGTTTCATCGTCAAAAAATTCAGCCGGTGTTATTTCAAAGTAATCACAGATATTAAGCAGTTGTTTTGCGGATGGCATAGCTTTACCGGACGTAATGCCTTGAATATAGCTTTTACTTTGCCCAAGCTCCAACGACATACGGTATTCAGATATGTCTTTCTTCAATCGCAATGCGGTAATGCGCTCGCCGATAAATCTATCGTCCACAAAATCACCCCTCTCTCCATCTATTATATATTATACTATATTATAACATTTCAAGCTCCACTCACAGAAGCGATTTCGGCACCAGCGGTATCATGTTTACAAATATAACTTGTAATTTACCGCTATAATATGTTATAATAGAAATAATCGGCACATTTTTACCGATAAAATCATGATAGGGGTTATTTTTATGAGGAAATTTATTGTAATCGTTACACTTGCAATCTGTATCATGCTGTCATCTCTCCCGGTGTACGCTGCATCAAGTGAGGCTTTGGACGCTGCCGACGCTTTGTACGAGCTGGGTTTATTCAACGGCACAGGGACGGATGAGAACGGCAATCCGATCTACGATCTTGACAGACAGCCGACACGACATGAAGCCATTACAATGCTTGTACGGCTGTTGGGCAAAGAATCTGAAGCACTGAGTGGAACATGGGATATTCCCTTTACGGACGTTGCAGAATGGGCAAAACCGTATGTAGGTTACGCATATACCAACGGTCTTACCAATGGCACAAGTGATACCACCTTCGGCGGAGATACTACTATATCCGCTACACAGTACCTTACATTTATTCTCCGCGTTCTCGGCTATAAGGATGGTACGGATTTTAAGTGGGATGCCGCATGGCTCTTGACCGATCAGCTTGGTATTACATCCGGAGAATATGCCGATACAAGTAAGTTATTCCTTCGTGGTGATGTTGCAACTATATCATATCAAGCATTATCTGCTACGCCGAAAGGCTCACAGCAGACATTAAGCTCTGTATTAGGGTTAAACGACAATAAATCCGTTGTGCCAACAAAAATAAACGCAGATTACTACTTATACAATGGCGGATATTATGACAACGGATTGGGACACCTTTACGAGATCGAATATCAGGGGAACACAGAATACTACATCCAAGCCGGAGAATTATGGGATTTCCTTACGATAATTACAAATTCGCTTAAAGCGTCCCCGTCCAATAATCCGTTTCTCGCTGGACGATTCAAAGCGGATGTTGATTCAGAATACACAGAAAACGGTAAGCCCGTATGGGTTACTGGTGATATAACATACGTGCATTGGGATGAGTATACATCCATTTCCGAGAGGGAAACTTGGGTTGAGTACAGATACAATGGTGCATCCGTAGCCTTTACTGCCGACTCCAATTATGACGATTACCATGTTTCGGAGCAAAGCGGAATCACCTGTATATCCATGTACAGCTTAAATTTTGTCAGCATTCCTCAGACTTTACAGACACTCGGAATTGATGGCAAACTCGTTATCAGTGAGATTGATGGAATCGGATGTGTCTGGAGTTTTGAGTGATATATTTAAGCTGAATATATACACTATATACAAATTCCATACTAAATCAGAAAACTTTTTTGAATTATTTTTCAAAATCCTATTGACAAGCGCATTATTTTGTGGTATAATATATCATGTAATAAGTTGCGCTATTATATCAGCGCGTAAATCAAAGAAAAATTGAATATCTGTGTCTTGTTAGTCTTGGATCGCATATAGCGGCGGACAGTGATTTGTTCTATGCTATATTTGTATCCTTGGCTTGAGTATAAAGGCGCGTACAGCAGATCACATGAGACAGGGGATTTCCCGTAAGTCGTGTGGTCTGCTTTTTTGTTTTGTTCAGGCAATGGAAACCACTACATTCATTCCCTACCCAATAAAAGGGACGTGTCTGCCCTCTCAACTTGTTCAACGGGCTTTTCTGTACTTTGAAAATACGGTTTTACCTACTGAAATTCTGTATTTTTTGAACTGACACGGTAAATTTTCTTGATTTCACACAGTTAGATATGATAGAAGCGGAAAGGAGACAAAAAAATGCTATTGGAACAAGAAAAGATCGCAAATGAAACCCGTGCTTTTCTCAGTCATTGGGGCTTGAAAGCAAAATATGTAGCAACTAAATGCGATATTAGCCCTAAAGTGCTGTCACAGTTTATGAACCATAAGCTTGTGTTGTCACAGAACCAGTTAAAGCGCTTGCTTTCGTATATTTCAGAATATGAACGGCGTAACACTTGATACTAATGGAATAAAAATCGATATCATACAAAATTGGTGAAAGGTTTTTCATATGAATGCGAATTAAATATCCCAAGCCGAACCAGATACCCCACCGTACATATCTGTCAGAGTGCATCCCACCAGATGAAATCGAAACCTGGCACCCCGGCGACATAATCATGATCGTTGCCAATACCGGAAGCGGAAAATCTCATTTTGTTAAGAATACTCTGAGGGAGTATCTGCAATCGAGAGAACTAAAATGCCTGTATCTGTTATCCAGAGTACGGACAAAGGAGCAATTTGAAGCCGAATTGCCGGATGATGATGCCATAGTGTTTATGACATATCAAACGCTCGAAGCCCTCTCAACAAAAGACAGTATGAGTCAGTATGACTTTATTATCGCCGATGAATGCCATTATTTCTTAGATGACAGCAGTTTTAACAACCGTACAGACATTAGCCTTGATTGGATTCTCGACCAAAAATCAGCTACTCGTATCCTCATGACGGCGACCGGGGACGGAATCGAAGAATATCTAAACGAGCAGCGTATCATGTTTACACAATACCGCCTTATCGGTAATTTCAATCAAATCCGAAAACTCAACTTCTTTTGGCACGAAGATCAACTCCCTCTCCTGGCGGAACAAATCATTTTGTCCGGTAACAAAGGCATTTTCTTCATACAGAGCGCGGCAAAAGCCCATAGTCTCTATCAAGAGTTTAAGGACGATGGTATGTTTCTTTGTAGCTCGCATAACAAAGATTATGCCAAATACATGGATGATACAGCCGTAGCAAATTTACTGGAAGCCACTCATTTTGATTGTTCCATCCTATTCGCAACAACGGCACTTGACACCGGAACCAACATCAAAGACAAAAGCCTTACAAGTATAGTAATTGATGTGACGGAGCCGGTAAAAATCATCCAGTGTCTTGGGCGCAAACGCTTTGTGAGCGACGATGATTATGTGGATGTCTATATCAAAGGCCGTAGCAATATGCAGCTTGGAGGCATGATAAAGAAGCTCCAGGAACGTGCTGAGATCGTCCACGACTTCATCAAGCGTGGTGCAATCTCTTACAACGACGCAAACGGGCGTAACAATGATAGTACCGGTCTGATCTATGACGCACCGGAAAACCGTGACAGTGATAACCCACTATTTTGGAAGAGAATCAACAAACTCAAATACGCTCAGATCCGTCAGGATATCAAAACTTACCGTAAAATGCTCAGTATGGGCGATTATGGATATATCAAGTATATCGCTCAATTATTAGGCAAGGATGAGTTTGAATTTTTGGAGGATGAGAGGGAGCAGCAAAGTCTTACAGAATACTTGGAAAAACTGGTCGGTAATCCGTTATTGACGCAAGCCGAGAAAGAACCTCTTATACAGATACTCAATGTCCGGCAAAACCGTCATTTATGCAAATCGTTTAACACGCTGTCCGGATGGTTTGAAGATAGCAAATTACCATACAGATTACATAAGTATTCAACAAGCCGTATGATCAATGGCAAAAAGAAAAACTATACCGCTTGGGAAATCGTCAAGTTGAGTCATGGCTAAGGTATCGTTACCCTAAAAATCTTCGCACCCCTTCTATAGAAGCCTTGCGAACAAAAATAGGGTAATGACTATACTGAACTGTAAAAATTTGCTGTTAGCGCGAAAACTCATCAAAAATCAAATTTTGGGATATTTCAAAAATGGATTTTCCCGTTGATAAACGATATATTGCCGAAGCGTCACCGAAAGCATAATAAGCTCGTAAATATAGAGCCATTTATGTTGATTATTTGTCGTTGGTTAACGATATTATCTGTCAACAATAATTTTGTGTGAAAAACAATATTTTTTATGTATTTTAGGCAATTTATTGTTAAAAACGTGTTCGGGGCTTAAAATTTTTTGAGTTCCAGATTTTTACATTAAGTACCCTATTTCTTTACCATATTACATAATCAGGAGGCAACAATGACCAACAAAAAGCGACGTAGCCGATGGAAACGACTACCCATACCAACAGAAGTTGTAAATCAACTGACCGATAAAAACATCCCAGAGATATCGAGAGTCGAGCTTGCTGAGAAAATCAGAAAACAATACTCATACTCGCAAGCCGATATGTTCCCCTACCTTAACTGCTCTCCTACACACTATTGCCGTCACCTAAAAATACTCCAAACTGGAAATATGATGCTACGGCAAATGGTGCAAGATGGCGTAGGCGTTAGTACAGCGTGTAAGTTATTAGCTGATCCTGTACATATCCAAAATTACCAGCACTATCCAAAGCTCGAACAAGTAGAAAGAGTCTCAGATGAAATTATGTATGAAAGCAAACGCTATATCCTATACAGATATAAGGATGAGTTGTGTTTACGGATTTTCCCACTCAGATCATCTGAAACTTTTTGTTGGTTGGACGATAAGCCAATCGTAATTAAAACAATATTAGACCTACTTAATAATGGTTGTACAATTTGTACAAACATGAATTTATTGGATAATCATGGTAATAACATTGGTTCGTTACAGCACCATCTTTTAGCAGCATTATGTGATAAACCTTTATCTGCTGTACGAGATAGCATAGTCAGATTCAGGCAAAAAACTCATGACAAAAACACTTACAATTTAAGGAGTATAAACCTATATTGTAAGGGGATTACACGTCATTCCCACCCAGACATTTTTGGAGGCAACATGATATATAAGAGTAAAAAGCAGCTTCAAGTTCGCAATCCGAATACCGGTATTGTTTCAACAACAGATTATGCTGATTGGTTGTACAATTTGTTACAGTCAAAAACGGATTCCTTACGATTCCATGCAAGAGACAATCGTTTATGTATTCCAATCGACCAGAAATATGAGTATTTATACCATATAATCATGACTGTTGAGTTATACGGCGTTCCTGTTGACGAAAAAGACCTACGTGAGAAGATCGACAATTTCCGCAAAAAATATCTTGATAAAGATAAAACCGTCGATCATCTTAATAACGATCCATACGATTGTCGTTTACTTAATCTGATGATTATGACAAGGCAACATAACACGCAGAAACAAAGCTTAGATAAGCAAATAGATGAATTAGGACTTCCATACTTCTGCTGGGCGGAACGATATGACGATATTTCTGTAAGACTTCGCGCTGGATATGTATCCCCTCTCAAGATGCCTACATATATCATTGACGGTATATATACAATACCTGATTATTTGAAGAAAATGGAAGATTTTATTTGTGCGGCAAAAGAAGAAGTAATGATATATGATGAACTCCGCCATAGGGAGGAAAACAATGGATCATAAGTATAAACTTACCGACGAAATAAAGTATATCGGTGACGTTAAGCTCCATCGTATACGCGCTACGGAAGACAATGCTCATGTTCCTGCCGGAACGCTTGGAGGCTGGATAGAAAAGCCGTGGAACTTATGGGGCGATGCCTGGGTAACCGATGAAGGGTGTGTTTATGGAAACGCCGTTGTATGTGATAATGCTTTAATCTCCGGACACGCACAAGTTTACGAAAATGCCCGTGTATACAGCAATGCAATCGTAACAGATTACAGTAAAGTATTCGGCAATGCTTCATTGAGCAGCGGTGTAAAAGTTTATGACAACGCTTCGGTATCCGGTGATACTTATGCGTATATAAATGCCAGTATATACGGAAATGCCAAAGTACACGGATATGTAATACTTACAGGCAATGCTCAAATCTGCGGAAATGCTGAAGCATATTCCAATCATTCAAGGAAAAGAATAGTGTTATTTGGAACTTCTTTATCCGGCGATGAGCGCAAGATATTTATTACTTCAAATAATGACACCGAGCCAAATGAACAAATAAATAAGCAAAACGATGATGAAATGGAGGAAGATGATGAATAAAGTCAAATTCACATCATTTGCGGATGCAGCAATGCGCCTATACAAAGAATTTGAGGCCGATACTCATGACATGGATGTATTCTGGACAGCAGCAGGTTTACTGTTCGGTAAAGACAATTTGCTTGCATGGGCTGACAATGGCGATTATGCAAAAATCCATGACGCTCTATTAACAAATATGCCCGTTTTCCGCGATTGTGATACAACCGGAGAGGGATTTGTCGGACGGTTATGCGACCTATATAACAACGGAGCCTTTACCGATGAAAACGGCAATAAAACACTGCATATCACACAAAATGGAAACGGTATGTGGGATTTGGGTATCCGTCCCGACAATGCAAAATTGGTCGCTGATAAAATGGAAGTAAGTGAGGCGGTCGTCTGCCGGTGTCTGCTTGCACTTCTTTATAAATTATAATCCAGGAGGTAACTATTGGACAACAATGAACTGCAAATTATGATACTCGCACTCATCAATGAAGCAAAATCATTGATAAAAATGCGGGAACAACTCAAAGAGTTAGGCGAAAAAGGGCTTAATATCCCCGTAATCGCCAAGCTCAGTAAACAAAAGAGCCGTCAGCAGCTCAAAAAGGATCTTGAGACGCTGGACAAGCTCTATCTCAGTGTGTCGGGTAAACTCAACCGCACAAAATCACGTAAAAACTTCAAAACCGATCTTAAAGCACTGGAAACCGAAACCGTCAAATTTGATGCCGAAATCGACACAGCCGAACTTGAAAAGACACTCAGCGAAATTGCCAACAGATCTACTACGGTAAATGTCGATACCAAGGTCGGAGATACGAACGGTTTACAGTCAGCAGGAAATGCCATTGACAATATTGGTCGAAAATCATCCTCTGCGGCTGTCAACCTTGCAGTTCTCTGTAAAAGTCTTCTTCAGCTCGACCGTATGGCAGATCAGATGGTAAAAACAGCTATGGAGCTGAATAAGGGTTTAACCGATCTCCGTATGGTCACGGGTGAATCATATGAGGATGCGTCACGCCTGGTTGACTCCTATAATGTACTGGCAAAAGAGCTGAAATCCACCACAACACAGGTACTTGAAGCGTCATCCGAATGGCTGCGTCAAGGTAAAACGCTGGAAGAAACAAACGAACTGATCCGTCAGTCGATGATTCTCTCGAAAGTGGGCAACATGGAATCCGCTACGGCTACACAGCGTCTGACATCCGCACTCAACGGCTATAAGCTCGCCGCATCCGATGCCGCCGCCGTAGTCGATAAGCTGACCGCCGTCGATATGGAAGCCGCCGTAAGTGCTGACGGTATCGCAGAAGCATTGTCGCATACTGCATCGTCTGCAAGTCTTGCCGGCGTGGAACTGGATAAGATTATTTCTTATTTGACCGTCGTGCAGGAAACTTCACAGAAATCTGCTTCTGTTATTGGCGAGTCATTCAAATCCATTTTTGCCCGAATGAGTAAGGTGACAAATGGTGATGCTATTGATGATTTTGGTGAAGATATTTCGCAGGTTGAAAGTAATTTGCGCAAGTTGGGAATTGAACTTCGTGAGTCTGCAACTGAATTCAGAGATTATGATGATGTTTTGGACGAACTTGGAGCAAAATGGAAAGAACTTACTGAAGGGGATCGAAACCAAATCGCAACTGCATTTGGCGGCGTATATCAGCGAGAAAATTTCATTACCTTAATGAACAATTACGAAAAAGTCGCCGAATATGTAGATGTAGCCGCAAACTCAGCCGGAACAGCCGCAGAGAAATTTACTGCATATCAGGAATCGGTCGAAGCGCATTACAACAGCATGATTGCATCGGCGGAAGCCCTCTCAAAACAGACAGTACCACCCGAACTGCTCAATGGCTTAATGGATGCGGCAGCGGCAATCATGGATTTCACAGCACAGACACATTTGCTTGAAATTGCTCTTGCTTCTTTAGGCTCAGCAGGCGCAGTCAAAGGGTTTACCATACTGACAGCCAGAATCAGGGATACATATGATAATCTGTCCAAGCTGACAACTGCATTTACGATTCTGCAGAGAACATCAAACGGAAGTCTTTCCGTTGAACAATTTAACGACCTCTTAGCCGTGACAAAAGGGCTGAATGCCGCGCAATTGAAGCTCATCGTAAGCAACAAAGCACTTACCACCGAACAGCGCATGGCAATTCTGACTGCAAACGGATTGACCACCGAACAAGCAGCGCAAACCCTCTCTACAATGGGACTTGCTACGGCAGAGGGAGCGGCAACAACCGCCACCTTCAGTCTCACAGGCGCAATGCAAGCCCTCAAAGCGGCGATTGTATCCAACCCTATCGGATTCCTTGTCGTTGCTTTAACGTCGGCTGTGAGCGTTATTTCGGCTGTCACGAGCGAGGTTGAACAAGCGCAGGAAGAAGCACGTCAGGCTATTATTGATACCGGTGATGCCGTATATGAAACCGCTGACAAGATTGAGTCTGCATACATTAAGTTTCAGAAATACAACGAACTTGTTGACAAAACGGCGGAAGACGAAGCCAATCTCAACGAAGCAGTTGACGCGCTTAATGCAATTTTAGGAAGAAACGCAACCGCATTCAATACTGCAGCTGAGAGTGCTGAAAAGTATGCTATTGCTATTGGTAATACCGTTTCTGATGCCCTACATGAAGCGTGGATTGACGCAAAACAAATCTCGTATGCGGCAATGCAGGATTTAGCAACCGATACATATTCATGGTTAAATGGTAGTCAAATCACCGTCAAAGTCAATCCATATACAACAGATGAGCAGTATTCAGCCGCACGTCAGATTGTTCTGGATTCTTTCGATTATGATCTTGACAAGAAATATTACTCAGCACATGGCACTTCTTCCTACGAATATGAAGTTGAGCCAAAAGACTGGGATGCTAACCACGATGATATGAATGCTGTCGTGGAATACTACTACGATTTACTTTCTATTCAAGATAAGTTGGCCGAGCAAGACTTGATGCAGACCGCCATTTATGACGATATCACAGCAAAAGTTAATCTGCTGAAAAACGGTGTTGAAACATACATTCAGGCGAAATATAACGAGTTGAAGCTTGAATATGAATGGCGAAACGGTGTTCCCGCTACGGTTGATGAATACAACAGTTTGATTGAAGCCCTCACCGGTGCGACTGGCGTAGGAGCAGAGTTACAAGATCAACTGCGCTCAATGGCTTATGATGATTTCTATGAGGATATTCACGCCGGTACTCAGACAATCGTTAATGACACAGCCGCAATGGAGAGTGCAACGCAAACCGCCGTATCCAATTTCCGTAATACCATATCTACGCTGAAATCCGCACTCGCTGAATACAACTCCACCGGTTCAGTCACTGCCGATACATATAATAAGGTTCTCGCATTGGGGGAAGATTGTGCCGATCTGTTCACGTTCCAGAACGGTAAAATCGAAATGCTGACCGATGCAACATCCGATTATGTGGATGGAGTCATCGAAGAAACGGGAGCTATCCTTGCAGCGAATAACGCTACAGACGGCGAAATCAGTCTGCTTGCTTCCCTCTCATCGGCTTTCCGTGATACTGCCGAGGAAACGGAGGTTACAACAGCTTCCCTCAAAAACATGGTGGATTTGCTTAGCGATACACGAGAGGGGACGGAATATAGCTCCCTTGCTATGCTCGATCTTATTGAGCAGTATCCGGAACTGATTGACGGTATCATTGAGAGTGCCAACGGATATCAGATCGAAGAAAGCGCGGTATTGGAGCTGATTGCAGCAAAGGCTGAACTGCTCAAAATCAATGAATCTCTTGCAAAGCAAGCGGCGCGTAATACGCTTATTGAGAACGCAAACAACAGCAAAACCGCTGATACTGTTGATGATATCTTTGAGAAGTATTATGCCGATACCGGTAAGCAAATCGAAACTTTTGACGATTATGTCACGGCATGGGAAAGCTACTTCAATCGTACAGCAAGCGGCGGTTGGGTCGATGGTCTGGAAGAATATGTTGCGGCTTCCATCGATGAAATCAAGCGAATCGAAGCCATTGACAAGCTGATGAGTGATCTTCTTAACCCGGAAAACTACAAATTCGGTACAACAACCACCAGCCGTAGTTCATCCACAAAAGAAGAAACAGAATTCGAGAAAGCGTATAAGCTCCACCAGCATTATCTGAAGATGGATCAAGAGAGCGTTGAAGACTATCTGTTATGGCTGAATTCCGCATATAAAGCTGCATACGATGCTGGCCAGATTGAGCTTGATGACTACTACAAGTATCAAGAAGAAGTCTACGACAAAACAAAAGCTTTGTTTGATGACACTCTCGGTGACACGGAACATCAGATTATGCTTATAACGCATCAGGACGGCGACATGAAAGAGGTTGTCAGGCTCTATGAGCAGTTACAGCAAACTGTGCATGAGCAGGCAGACAAATACCGCGCCGCCGGTCTGAATGACAATCACGAGCTGATCCAGGCACTTCAAAAGCAGTGGTGGGATTATCAAGAGTCTATCGAGGATATTTATCAGCAATTATATAGTGATTCCATCGGTGATTTTAAGCACGATATTTTCCTGAAAGAACAAGCAGACGCAGACAGTCAAGAAATAATCGACATTTACCGTAAGATGCAGGAAGAAACACAGTCAGAAGCCGCCCGCGCCCGTGCAGCCGGTGCAGACGAAAATGACGACTATATCCAAGAGCTTCAAAAGCAGTGGTGGGATTATCAGGAGTCTATCGAAGAGATGCTCCATGATATCTATAAAACCACAGTCGAAGAGCATGAGAATACGATTAACTATTTAGAGAGTCAGTATGACGCTTTAGATAGCAATCGTTCTTCAGCGGCGATGTCCGAGAATCTGAACAAACAGCTTGAAGCGCAAAGAGCTATTCAGAGAGCGGCGGCAGAAGAGGCAGACCGTCTCCGCGCTACCGGACTTGACGAGAATGACGAAGCAATTCAGGAATGTATTGATTCATGGTGGGATGCTGAAAGTGCAATCCGCGATATCAACAGTCAGATTGCAGACGACGCTTTAAGTGTTTTCGATGACTTTATTGAGTATGCGGACGGCTTTGAGCTTTGGGGTGATCTTGACTTCACTAAGGTTGATTATCTCAAACAAAAGATTGCGGCAATCAATAGACTGTTTGAAGAAGGCACGTTGTCTCTGAAAGAATACAACACTTTGTTGCGTGAAACTCAGCTTGAAATTTACAATGAGCAGAAAGAAGCACTGACAGAAATTATCGAAATGACAATGGAGTTGGTGCGTCAGGAAGCCGAAGATCAGGTTGATGCACTGGAAGATCAAATTGACGCTTATAAAAAGATCATCGACCTCAAGAAGAAAGCCCTCTCCACATCCTACGATGAGGAAAACTACGAAAAAGAGGTTGCTAAGCGTACCGCTGAAATCGCAGAGGTTCAAGCAAAAATCGCACAGCTCGAACGTGATGACAGCCGTAAAGCCAATGCAGAAAAGCAGACACTCGCGCAGGAACTTGCCGAATTGGAAGCCGAGCTTGCAGATTATCAGGCGCAGTATTCATATGACGCTCAGGTTGATGCACTTGACAAAGAAGCTGACGCATTTGAAGAAACCAAGAATCATGAAATTTCTATGGTTGAGAATACCGTTGACACCGAAGCCGAAGTATACGCCGCTGCAATCGCTCGAATTGACAATAACTGGGAACAGTTGTACAAAGATTTGATTTCATGGAATGAGCAGTACGGCGACATGATCGATGGTGAAAATTCCATTACATCAGCATGGATGACTGCAAAAGCCGCCGCTGAGGAATACGGCAATGTTGTTTCTGCCTTAGATGGTATTTCATCAAATGTGGCATACGAAAAAGAACAGGCACGGAATCAGCAGTATACAGATAACGCCGTTCATTCTATCATCAAGGAAATGTATGCAAACAGCCAATCTTATCATACAGCAGATGGAGAGGGGCAAAAACGCCTTGATGCACGAAATCTGGAACTCGGTGCGATGTTGGCACAGTATGGCATTACAGCCGTCCGTGGAAATGATGGTGTATGGTATCTCGACGATATCGGCGGTGAGAAGCTGTATGACAAGTATAAGCCATATACATATCATACCGGCGGTATTGTCGGCGATGATCCGGAACTAAAAAATAATGAAGTATTGGCTAAGCTCGAAATCGGTGAGTTAGTCCTTACAAAAGGCGATTATACGAGCTTACTTGAAAAAGTCAAGAATATGCGCACGATCATTGACACAATGATTGATGGTATCACTGATTCCGATACATCCGCTTCCGGTGTTATAGAAACCATTACAAACAATAATGGTGATACGGACAATTCCACAAGAGAGGAACGAATTACCATCAACAACGAATTCCATATGGAAGATATCAGCGAGGAAAATATGAAGCAGTTTGCCGATTACTACGCTGACCATACGATTGACAGATTGCTTATGGCTTCCAAACGCAGAGGTGTGAAGAACACAATAGGCAGTCACTTATTACGGTAAAATTCGCGCCCATTCACATTGGGTGGGCGCAATCTAATCAATTTACAACAAAGGGGGTAATATATGGTTATTGATTTCTCAAAAGTAAACGTTAAAGAGCCACCGACGCTTATATTGCAAAATCTTGATGATACACCGATGGGCGTACTGAATTATGCCTTTAATGTCGAAGCTGATTTAAGCTATAATGAGGTATCGACATTGAAATTCGATTTACCGGGATATGTCGATGGTGTATTGACACCAAACTACAACAATGTTGTCGGTATGCGTATTATTGATTTGAAAAATTACGGTCGGTTCATCCTTGTCGATCCCCATGAAGACGATGACGGTGTAAAGCTCATAAAGAAATGTACAGCTCATTCTTTGGAGTATGAATTCACATTCAAAAAACTGGAATTGACAGCGGGTACATATAATCTCTGGAATCCTTATGCGCCCAAAGGTACAATTCTTGGTATCATCCTTGAATTGATGCCGTCGTGGAAACTGGCAAAAATCGACTCGTCTTTGATCGACAAGTACCGTACTTTTGATGATAGTGGAGATCAAAACATCTATAATTTCATGAAGTCTGATTTACAGGAAAGTTATGGATGCGTCTTTGATTTTGACACATATAATCGAATGATCTATGTGCGAGATATTACCAATGAACCTACAGTAAAGCCGGTTTTGTTCTCTATGGATAATCTCGTGAAGAGCGTAGAGATCAAAGAAGAATCGGAAAACATAATCACAAGTCTTTTTGTGTATGGTGCAGATGGTGTTGATATCCGTAGTGTAAATCCGATGGGTACAACAAACATCATTAACCTTGACTATTTTATGACGCCTGATAATTTCAGTCAGTCGATGATTGACAAGTATGAGATTTGGAAGCAGACTTTCCAATCTTATCAGCGTGTGTATTATAATCTGACAGTCGAAGAAGCTTTGAAAACAGCACAGCTTGTAACAGAGCAGGCTGCACTCACCACATTAAAGGGTGAACTTGCAAGTCTTGAAAATATTCAGGCTGTGGTTATCCAAGGTATTGCACAAGGATTGAAATCGCAAAGTGATCTGAACACTGCTAACAGCAATATCCGTGCAAAGCAGAGCGAAATTACTGCAAAGCAGAGTGAACTTGTCGCTATTTCAGTAGAAGTATCCAATCTGAATGCAACAATGCAGGAGATCAACGAAAAGACAAAACTGAGTGCATTTTTCACCGAAGATGAGTATAAAGTTGTTGACCGTTATTTGAAAGAAGATTCTATTTCAGAAGATTCCTTTGTTTCGATTGAAGTGGACGCATATGACAGCCCAGGTGAAAGCACAAGGGTTTCCGGTGCTACATTTAGTATGTCTAATGCTGTAGTTACGATGACTGAAAATGAGATGGAAAAGGATATCTATTCTATTTCTGGCGGTCGGATCGAATGCAGTTATTCCGGTTTTAGGTTGAGCGCCAATAATATCCGCGCGTCACTTGATTATGATACGGACAAAGGATTATTGTTTACAGCACGGCTCAGCGGCGGTACATTGAATGGTGAATCATTCCCAAGCGGATGTCTCTCCATTTCTGGTACAGCAAGTTCTGTTATATCAAATGTGCAAGCCGATACAAGCGTTGGCGGTGCGATTTCTGACGGAACAGCAGTGTCCTTTAGAATTGGATCAGCAAATCTGTATTTTACACGGAGTACCACAGAATATGAGCAACGCGCAGTGGAATGGGATCTGTTTGACTATGGTACAGAGCTTCTTGATAAACTGGCATATCCCTCATATTCATGTTCTCTGGACTTGGCGAACTTCCTTGCATTGACAGAATTCGAGCCATTCAAGAATAAACTCGAACTCGGTAGCCGGTTGTACTGGAAGCATCGGGACGGAAAGATATTGACACCGTTTTTAATTGGTGTTCATATCTCTTTTGAAAACCTTGAAAATTTCTCTGCTGAGATATCCAGTAAATATTATGCTGGCGGCGATTTCTTATATTCTGATTTAATTGAAGATGCTAAGACCGCAGGAGCAACACTTGATAGTGGACGGTGGTCATATAGCCAGTTTGTCAATAGCGGTGCGGAAACTTCGCTTAGCCAGTTTATGAAGTCTGCGCTTGATATTGCCAAGAATAATATCATTTCCAGCACTGGTCAGGCAATTACATGGGGTGAATCCGGATTCAGACTTCGCAAGTGGAAGGACGGTTCTACTACAGAATATGAACCATATGAAATCTGGATGAACAATGGCTCAATCATGTTCACCACGGATAGTTGGGAAACTGCAAATCTGGCTATTGGTCAGATGAAAACGGAAGATGGAACCATGAGCAGTGGTGTCATTGCCGATAGTCTTATCGGTAAGATTCTTGCTGGTAACAGTCTGATTATTGAAAGTGCAAAGAAAAATGGTGACACTGCGGTATTCCGAGTTGACGGAAGTGGGGCATCGCTTCATAATGCAGTTTTCGATATCTATGACGGTAATAAGGTTCATATCACTTTGAATCCGCATTCTGGCATTGCAATTGGTAAGTATCCGTTGTATACAGATGATGAATATACCATCAACACAAACAATGCAAATTTCTGGGTTGATACAAACGGTAATGTTCATATCAAAGGTACACTGGAAGGTTGTGACGGTAAATTCAGTGGTCAACTGGTAGCTGCAAGCGGTAATTTTAAGGGAGTTGTACAGGCTTCCGATTTCCTTGACAGCTCTGGTAGATCTATGATGACATCGGACAAGACGAAGTTTGACAGCAATTATCTTGATCTGGGTAATATTCAGATTGATGGTACAACCGGTAACATTACAATGACCGGCAGTATCAATTTGCAAGGCAATATTACATGGGGATCAGGCAGTAGCCCGATTCGTGTGTTGTATTCACCTTATGCTCTTTCAACGCCAACAGAATCGTTTTACTCTTATCCAAGTTCGTCATCAAGCGGATGGCATAGAACATTGCGTATTGCGTATGACTATTATGCTTCTTATTCATATGACGGTGGTCTTACTTGGACTGCGGCGATGCAGATTCAGGGATACAATGGGGAAGACGGACAAGATGGTACGGATGCAGATGTCACTCGTGGTAATATTGCAAGAGCTTTGTATGAAGGTTCAAGCGACTATTATTATGATGGTATATATTCGTATTACCAAAACGGTAGATTTTATCTTGCAGTCAACGCATCCTATATTCTGGCTGGCGATATTGATGCGGATAATGTTTCGTTGACGTGTGGTTTCGGTGGATTTGCTAAAGGCTACGGTCATACCGGTGTTGATAGAACATACGGAGCTATGATGTTTGGAGCAAATGGTTATGGATATGCTCCATACTTCCTTGTAACAAATAAAGGTTGCCGTATGACCGCATCAAATACATTGAATGCGATGGACTTCTATGTTATTGAAGGCGGTATTTGTGCAAGTGAAGAAATTCAGATCGTTTCAGACCGCAGAATGAAAAATTCCATAGATTATGATATGGATAAATATGTTGATTTCTATATGGGTTTGAAACCATCGTCTTTCAAGATGAAGTATGGAAATTCCGGTCGATTACATACGGGATTTATCGCACAGGATGTAGAAGATGCAATTCACAACAGTGGTTTGACAACAAACGATTTTGCAGGTCTTGTTATTTCGTCTGTTAAGGATGTAGTAGACGAAAAAGAGATCGAAGAAGACCATTACAAAATTCGGTATGGTGAGTTTATTTCTCTGAACACATACATGATTCAGAAACTTTACCGTCGTATCGAAGAGCTTGAAAAGCAAATTATTGAAATGAAAGAGGCTTAATATATATGAAGGAAGAAATTCTTAATCGCCTGGTAGCGGTATTGAATGCACTGGACAATATCAGTGTACATGGCAAAATGAATCTTGCTAATCTGAGTGGCAGTATTGCCATTCTTGAAGAGATCATGAAATCTTTGTCAGACTGCGATATCACGGAACCACATAAGGAGAACGCAAAGACCGCGTAAACACAAAGGGCGTAGGCAAACACCTACGCTCTCCATTCTTTAGCTATATTTCCTCACCTGTATCATTCCGTATAAACCGTCCCTCAAAGGTGCAATCCAGAACCGCCGCAATCTCTTGAAGCTCCCTCTCGCTGAAATTGTCACGCTTGAACTTTCCGCTCAGATTTTGAGATGTACACCCCAGCCGTGCGGCAAGATCTTTTACGGATATATTCTTTTTTATCATAGCAATTTTGATTTTCTCGGTCATCATAACACACTACCTCACAATATGGTCAATTCTATTATAAACCAACAGCGGAATAAAGTCAATATAAAATTGTAAATGTAATTGAAATATTACTTTCGATTTCTTGACTTCAGCCGTATCGCATGATATAATGTAACTGTAGAGTTACGACATTCCCTGTAGCATTACGAAAGGAGCAATCCCCAAATGGCAAGCCTCAAACGCACCGACAACCGAGGACGCATCCTCAAAGACGGTGAATCCCAACGTCCGGACGGCTCTTACCGTTACCGTTATACCGACCATGACGGTGTACGGCGAGATGTATATAGTTCCCGTCTCGTACCAACCGACAGAACCCCACCAGGTTGTAAAGAAGATCTCTGCCTACGTGAAAAAGAGCGCAAGATTATCCGCGATCTGGAAGACGGTATCAAAGCACCCGTGGAAAACCGTGCAACACTGAACGATCTTTTTGAGCTGTATATGTCGGACAAGCCCAAACTGAAAGAATCCACACGCACCAATTATCTTTATATGTACCGTAAATACGTACAGGATGACCTTGGCACAAAGAAAATCGCAAGTATCAAGTATTCGGACATCAAGGCTTTCTATAATAGTCTTATCATGAAAAAAGGGTTTAAGCCTAACAGTATGGAGATCATTCACACCATCATCCATCCCGTTTTCACGCTGGCAGTCAGAGACAATTATATCCGTATCAATCCCGCTGCCGGTGCAATGGCAGAGATCAAAAAAAGCCACGACTGGAAAAAGCCCAAACGCCACTCGCTGACCATAAAAGAGCAAGAAACTTTCATCGATTATATGTTCAGCCATAAGATTTATAATCACTGGCTTCCTCTCTTTACCGTTCTGCTTGGTACGGGTTGCAGAATCGGTGAAGTATGCGGACTGCGCTGGGAAGACTGCGACTTTGAGCGTGGTATTATTACCATCGACCACAACATGATCTACAAAAAATACGAAGGCGATGCAAAAGCCACATATCACATCACAACACCGAAAACCGATGCAGGTATTCGTATTGTCCCAATGCTTTCAGCAGTGAAAGAAGCTCTACAAACGGAGTTCGAGCGGCAAAAGTTGACCGGATTCAATGAGTCCATTGTTGATGGCTATACAGGCTTCATTTTCCAAACTCGTTACGGCGATCCCATCTCTCCAAGCAACGTAGATAAAGCCATCATCCGTATCTACACCGACTATAACGAGGATGAAACCATACTTGCAGACAAAGAAGGGCGTGAACCGTTCCTTATCCGTCATTTTTCTGCTCACAATCTCCGCCACACCTTCTGTACGCGCTTCTGCGAAAACGAAACCAACATCAAGGTCATTCAGGAAATCATGGGACACGCTGATATTGAAACCACCATGAATATCTATGCCGAAGCCACCGAGCAGCAGAAAGTATCGTCCTTTGAAAATCTCGAAGGTAAGATCAAGATTTCATAGGAGGTACACATGGGAAAACTGATTGATTTATCTGGCAAAGATTTTGGACTGCTCCACGTAGTCAAGCGTGTGGAAGACAAAAAGAAAGGTCGCCCAGTGTGGCTGTGTGAATGCAAGTGTGGCAATACTACCATAGTATCATCCACTGCGCTCATGAAACCCAACGGCACACGTTCCTGCGGCTGTCTTCGGCACAATCCATCTCCGACGCTCATTGACCTTACCAAGCAAACATTTGATAAGCTGACAGTCATCAGCCAAGCCGAAACCGATCAGTCCGGCAAAGCAAGGTGGGTATGCAGATGTGAATGTGGCAACATCGTCCCTGTAACCTCCGACAGCCTCAGAAGTGGTCACACAAAATCATGTGGCTGCGCTCAACATCAGCTCAAACATGATTTGAGAAACCAAGAGTTCGGTTATCTCAAAGTAATCGAACCAATTGTAAATG